GCCATTCAGCGATCCTACTGGCTGCATCGCCGGAAGGGCACCCGTGGAGCGGTGCGTCGGGTGATCGAAGATATGGGGTTTTCTGCCACGTTTGCCGAATGGTTTGAGGTCGATGACGAGCCGGGAACTTTCCGCCTTGAAGTTGATATCAATGAGGTCGGCCTGACACAAAAGACACTGGCCGAACTGAATCGCCTGATTGACGACGCAAAACCGGTCAGCAGGCATGCCGCCCGGCTCAATATCGCCGTTAAGCTGACGGGGGATATCTGGGCCGGATCCACGCTGTGCGGAGGCGACATTATCAGTATTTATCCGCTCGATTTTGAGGCGGAAGACAACATTTTCTACAACGGCGTGATTTTTCACGATGGCAATTTTAATTACGGGTAAAGAGTATGACCAGACTTCCAGAATCCTCATTGTGGGAAGAAGAGATTGAGCTTATTTCCAGAAGCGAGCGTGTTTCTGGGGGGCTGGACGGCGTAGCAAACAGGCCTCTGAAAGGACTGGCAAACCGCACGCGATATCTTAAGGATATGGCTGACGAGTCAGATGCGCTTGTCGCGCAAAAAGTCAGTGCGGTTAAGACGTTCGATGAAGGCGCGACGCTTGAATCTCCCCGGGAAGAAATCCTGTACGGCGCGTATCGACTGGTCTGGACGGGGCAATTTCCAAAGACAGTACCCGCCGGAAGTACCCCTTCAGGAACCGGTGGAGTAAAGGCGGGCGGTTGGGCGTATACATCGGATGCCATGATTCGAGCAAACCTGAGTTCAGATGATGAGGAGCTGGGAGCGTGGCTGGTTGCCTATCTTGCCGGTGATTCAGCTGCAACCAGAACAGTCGCAGCCAGGTTACGTGATTTTGTGAGCCTGCATGATTACTGTTCCCCGACCGACGGCGCTGATTATGCTCCGGCACTAAATAAAGCGCTGTCTGTTTCTCCGAATGTTCTGATCCCACCAGGAAAGCATTATTTAAAATCGACCGTTTCCCTTGTCTCTGGCACCAGGCTAATCGGCCTTGGGCCGAACTGTATTTTGTCATCTCCGGATGCGGTTTCGGCAAGTGGGGCGGAAATGCTTACCGTGCTCAGAACTACAGGTGCGTCTGATATTGTTCTGCAGGATTTGGTAATAGAAGGTGGCTGTAACGCCGGTGTGACCTCAAAGCGGAATATCCGTGGCGTACGGTTTATTAATTGCACTGATATAAGGATGATTAACTGTGAGGTAAGTCATACCGGCGACTGGGCTACTTCATTCGAAAAATGTACAGACGTGAGCGTGGTTAATTATCGGCACAGAAAAAGCGGCGGCACACTATATGGTGGGCGGGACGGTATTCATTTCCTTGATTGCGTGAATTTTACACTACATGGCGCTGATATTGAGTCTGGTGACGATATGGTTGGCTGCACGACTGAGACGCGAGATCAGCGGAATGCCGTGATACGAAACGTCATTGGCTATTCCATGCTCGCATCTGGCGTTATCTTCAATGAGGAGGGAGCCACAACCTTTTCAACCGTAGATATTCTGGTTGATGGTGTCACCATTAAATCCGGAAATGTCGTCCGTGATGTCGTGCGCGTACAGGCGATTAATGACGCCACAAACGTCACAGGAGTAACGGTTCAAAATGTCAAAGGAACGGGCTATTCACATGGTGTTTTCATATCAGGTAAAAAACTGACGCGAGTAAGCGTGTCTGATGTTGATGTCGTTTCAACTCAGTCTCACGGGGTCTATATTAACGGTGCCCAGAACATGCGAGCATCTGGTATGGGCGTCAGTCAGGCCGCAGCCTTTGACGGATGGAACATAACGAATTGCAGCTACTTTGATGCATCGCCCCGCTCTTTAAGCTCTCAGGGGTGGGGAGTTCAGGTTCTGAACTGCGCCAACTTCACACTCAATGGCAACTGCTATAACAACGGAGCAGGACTTTTTGCAGCAGCCAACGGAGGAAACGGGCGCATAAACGGATGTTCAAATTACAACGCCACTGGCGTTTATGCCGGCGGCAGTACAACATCTTACTATGGCCTTTTCAATGATGAGACCCCTACTGGTCGTGTTGACCCTTCTACAGTGTGCGCTGGATATATAGCAAGAAATCGCCCGCGCAATCTTAATGCGTTGCGGGATGCCTACGCAGCATGCTCATTTGGCCAAACCGTTAGTGGTTCAATTTCCCCTCAGGGAGCAATTAACTGCTCAGTAGAGCTTGTTTCTGATGGCCGGTACAAAATAAATTTTACAACACCTTTTGAATCAACTTTTTACAGGCCGGAAATTGTTGCACAGGCAATGAATCAGGATCTAATCGTCCGCCCGATTGCGAAAGACGGCAGCTACTACACGTTTGAGGTTCGTAACTCATCTGGCCCTGTAATGGCAAACTTCATTTTATGTGAATTCAAAAAGGCGATTTAAATGACGACGCTTTATCGATACGACGAAAACGGGCTATATCTCGGTGAAATAGAGCCTGTAATCAATCCTATGTTTAATTTCCCCGATGAACCCATCGACAAAGGTTATTATGATGCAGATGGCAATCCGCCGCCTCCGCCAACTGTCGGGGATGATGAGAGAGCGGTGTGGATAGGCTACCGGTACTCGGTTGAGCCTAAATATCTCGTATTTGCGAATACGACTACTGTGCCCCCTGGCGATGATCCGGACGGGAAGGTATTTAATGGCGAAATATGGGGGCATGCATCTATCACCCCCGCACCAGAGAGCACGGAATAAATATGAGCAAAATATTTAAATCACTGATAACAGTCGCGGGTAGAGAAAAAATTGCCGAAGCCATTGTTAACGGGGACAAGGTTATTTTTTCTCAAATGTCAGTGGGGGATGGCGGCGGCAGTGCGACAGAACCCAACGACGCACAGACTGCATTAGTTAACGAACGTTTTCGCACCCAGCTGAACAGTCTGAAATTGTCTGATACCGACAATATTATTGTTGCCGAGATGATTATCCCACCCGAAACTGGCGGGTTTACCATCAGAGAGGCGGCGCTGTTTGATGATGACGGTGTGTGCATGGCGGTCGCCAATGTCCCGGAAACCTATAAACCTGCACTGGCTGAAGGTTCAGGGCGTTTTACCATCCTCCGTATCTGGCTGGCGGTCAGCAGCACCGAAGCGGTTGAGCTTATTGTGGATCCGGGTATCGTACTGGCAACAGTCGAGGATGTGATTAGTGCCGGTAACAACGCCAAAGACTATGCCGACGAGCAACTGAGTGAGCATGCAGATTCACGGAATCACCCTGATGCCACACTGGATAAAAAGGGATTTACCCGGCTCAGTAACGCCATTGACAGCAGTGAAGAGGATAAATCTGCAACACCGCTGGCGGTAAAACGGGCCGTTGAGTCAGCCATTCGTGCCGCCTGGGAACTGGACAACCCTGTCGGTACGGTGAAGTTTTACGCGCAGAACGTTAACCCCAACGAACGCTATCCGTGGACGCAATGGACTTATACCGGTGAGAATAAAACAATCCGTGTCGGTAAGTCCGATGGCTCAAACGTGGGCGCCACTGGCGGTAGCGATACAGTCACCATCCAGAAGGCCAATCTTCCCGCCGAGCAGATTAATGTTAGCGGGGAAACCAGTGAATTACCTGCGCGTGAGCTGGTAGCCAGAGGGGCAGGGAGGCACAGACACATGGCGGGAATGGTTGCCCCCGGTGATGTATGGGATGGAGATTATGTTGTTGGTTCAGATAACGACAGCCACCGCACCCGTAATTACACAGATTGGGCGGAAGATCATAACCATATTGTTGACGAACCAGCGCATAAGCACACAACGACCGGTAAAACCGACAACCTCGGTAATGGCCAGGCAATTAACGTTGTTGAGGCGCACACCTTGCTGATGTGCTGGGCGAGGGTAGCGTAGTATCGAGTAACGTCGAAAATGACAGTGCTGCAGCATGGTCAGAAATGGCGATGATTGCCGGTTTAACAAAGCCCCTCGATGAGGGGCTTTTTGCTGGTTAAAACAGGCTGCTGAGGGAGTTTGATACCGAGTTAACGGCTTTGGTTGCGCTGGTTTTGAGATCATCCAGCACGTCACTGACGCGATCCATCTCTCCTGCCGGGAGGGTAAATTGAGAAAGGATGTTTGATCCAATATCAGCACTTTCACCCAGATCCATCCCACCGGCCAGCGCCATATTCAGCACGCCAGGTAAGGCCGCCTGGATTGATTGCGGCGTGAAGCCAGCCATGGCAAGAAACGCCTGACCGCTCGCTGCGTCGCGGGTGGTAAATGCCGTTTCCGCGCCAAGCTTTTTCGCCTGCGCACGCAATGCTGCGAGTTGAGAGTCACCTTTATCAAGTCGCGTCAGTGCCTGAACGCGCGACATTTCCTCGTCAAAACCAACAGCAGGAGCCAGAAAGCGCCCGCCGGTATATCCGGCAGCAGCTGCGCCAGCAATTGCCATGGTGCCGCCGCCGCGAAGTCTCGCACCGGTTTCCTTCGCCTTTTCATAGCTTGCCTGCGCGCGTGTTACCGCCGCCAGGCGCTGCCGTTCGCGCTCAAGAGACAGTGCGTACTGCTCGGTTCGCCGAATAGCAGATTGCACTGCGCCACTACCGGCGGTGAGGTTAACGCCGTGCTGGCGCACCGCCTGTCCGGCTGCACGTAGTTGGGTAGTCTGCTTGTTGTAGGTGTCCGTCAGCCGCGAGAGCTTGTTGCGCAGCGTTTCAAGCCGCGCTGTCTGCGCTTCGGTAAGCTGCCGACCTTCGCGCTGCTTCTGGTTGAGGCCATCAAACGCGCGCTGGGTATACCATTTTTTCAAGCTCCTGATCCGAGCGTTTGCCGACGTCGTTAAAGACCAGCTGGAAGAACGGTGCAGCACCCGACGAGGCAGCGACCGGCGCAGATGTTGCCCCCTGTGTCGCCGTCGGTACCGACAGAACGCCGCCGGCCGCAGCCGCAGACACGCGAGGCACAGGCTGCGGAATAACCCGCGCCTCCTGATAGGCGCCACGCAGCGCCAGCGCACGCGGCAGGTTTTTAAAGACAATATCGCCGGGGCCGATTTTCTTCGTATTGTTGGCCGTCGCCTTAGTGTTATCAGCGATGCTGTTCAGGCGCCGCAGCGTGCCGTTATCGCCAGTAATAACCGGCGGCTTAGCCCCGCCAGTGCCGGATACGGTAGCCTGACCAAGGGGGAGCTGATGCCCGGCCAGCGCCGTCGCTGATGCTTCAAGCGCTTGCTGGGCTTTGTCTGCCTGCTGCCTGGCTCTTTCGATCCCGTCAGGAATAAGATCCAGTTTTTCAAGCAGCCAGCTGACGCCATTCATTAACTGTTGAAGCGGCCACAGCAGCACACTAAGCGCCGTCCCCATCACTCGCCCGAAGGTCTCCCCGGCAGAGGCGCATTTATCCAGCGTCTCTTTGCTGGTCTGCATCGGGGTTAACAGATTTTTGAACCACTCCCAGACGGCCTTAATTCCGCTACCCAGCGCGGAGAAGACGGGCGCCAGCGAAGAAAAGGCGCTCCTGAGAGGTGTCATCGCCTGCCACACGCCAGAAAAGAACCCGGAGAAAAAAGCCTTGATAGGTTCCCAATACCTCCAGATGAGCAACCCCGCAGCGACAAACGCCGCACCAATTAGCCCGATTGGACTTAACAGGAAAGACAGTGCGCCACCCAGCAAAGATACTGCACCAGTAATCCCCCCCCACAACGCAGGGAGGCCGGTAAGTCTGAGCATCAGCACAGCAAGGTTTTTACCCAGGGAGGTCAACGCAGCGCCGGGCGCCAGAAACGCACCTAACAACCCTGCACGGATAGCAGGGAGTATTGCTGAGATCCTCCCGAAACCGGAAGCGATACCCGATATAACGACAGGCCAGCCGCGCATGCTTGCCATCACCGGGCCAGCGGCAGTACCCAGAGTGCGGAATGCGGCAACGGTGCCGAGAATACCGCGCCCGCCGGTCAGTAACGTGAAGCCGAGTTGCAGTTTTGCCAGCGGCCCAATCAGAATTCCGACGGCAAGCGAGAGGGCGCCAATAGCGACAGTCAGCGCCAGCGCACCACCCACAACGAGGAGGAGAGTTTGCGCGAGACGCGGGTTGGCTTTCACCCATTCACTGGCCGCTGTAATAATGTCGCTCAGGTTTTGGGTTAATTTACGCAGCGGCCTATCGGCGGTTTCTTCCACCTGAATGCGAAAACCTTCCCAGGCGCTGTCAAGGTTTTTGAGGTCGCCACCGAGGTTATCAGCCATTTTTTTTGCAACAGCAGACGCCTCACCGGAGGCTGCCTTTAGGGCATCAATGAGCTTTTGTAGCTCGCCACTTCCAGCGCCAGCAACCAGTGTTTGAAGGCCAACAAAAGCCTCCTCCCCAGCGATATCTTTAAAAAAACCGACCTGGTCAACCTGCCCGTATTTTTTAGTCGCCTTGTAGAGGTCAAGAAGAATAGTTTCTACTGGTCGCATTTTGCCGCTGGCGTCCGATACCGATACGCCGAGTTGTTTTAGTGCTTTTGCTGCTCCCGCAGTGGGGGAGGCGAGACGGGCCAGCGAAGAACGCATGGCAGTACCGGCATCACTACCACGAAGGCCGTTATTAGCCAGAATACCCGCCATCCCGGCAGCCTCTTCCAGGCTGATACCTAGCTTTGATGCTACTGGCCCGGCGTATTTCATTGTATCGCCAAGGCTTCGTAAATCAGTATTCGTGCGGGTAAATGCCGCTGTCAGCACGTCACTGACGCGATCCATCTCTCCTGCCGGGAGGGTAAATTGAGAAAGGATGTTTGATCCAATATCAGCACTTTCACCCAGATCCATCCCACCGGCCAGCGCCATATTCAGCACGCCAGGTAAGGCCGCCTGGATTGATTGCGGCGTGAAGCCAGCCATGGCAAGAAACGCCTGACCGCTCGCTGCGTCGCGGGTGGTAAATGCCGTTTCCGCGCCAAGCTTTTTCGCCTGCGCACGCAATGCTGCGAGTTGAGAGTCACCTTTATCAAGTCGCGTCAGTGCCTGAACGCGCGACATTTCCTCGTCAAAACCAACAGCAGGAGCCAGAAAGCGCCCGCCGGTATATCCGGCAGCAGCTGCGCCAGCAATTGCCATGGTGCCGCCGCCGCGAAGTCTCGCACCGGTTTCCTTCGCCTTTTCATAGCTTGCCTGCGCGCGTGTTACCGCCGCCAGGCGCTGCCGTTCGCGCTCAAGAGACAGTGCGTACTGCTCGGTTCGCCGAATAGCAGATTGCACTGCGCCACTACCGGCGGTGAGGTTAACGCCGTGCTGGCGCACCGCCTGTCCGGCTGCACGTAGTTGGGTAGTCTGCTTGTTGTAGGTGTCCGTCAGCCGCGAGAGCTTGTTGCGCAGCGTTTCAAGCCGCGCTGTCTGCGCTTCGGTAAGCTGCCGACCTTCGCGCTGCTTCTGGTTGAGGCCATCAAACGCGCGCTGGGTATTCCTGAGCTTCAGGGCTGTGTCGTTAGCCTGAGAGCGCAGCCTGTCGAAAGACGATGCGCTTTTTTCCAGATCTTTAATGGAAGACTGTGTTTTTTTGAGGGAGTCGGAAAGGCCGCCAATAGCTTTACTGGCGGCACTGACCGGGCGGGTGAGTTTATCAATGGCACTGAACGCAACGCGAATACTAAGATCCATCGTCGTCATCCTCCTGTTCATGGTTGCCGCTTCTGATGGCCGCCTTCTCGCGCCAGGCCATCAGCTCGCGCAGCTCCATGCCGTACATCTCGGAGGGCGGCCAGTGAAAAATAACTGCAATGTCGGCGATCAGATCGTCAACGTCAGAAAATACCGCCTCTCTTATTCGCTCTCCGTCTCCGCCGCGTTCGGTACGGACGGCGCCGGTTTCGTCAAAAAAGGCGTAATCTCTTCGCAGATGGCGGTAAAGTCACCGGTTGCCATAGCGCCAACATCAGCGGTGGTCAGTGATGGTGTGGTGACGCGAGTCAGCAGCGTAGAGACCGCATCGAAATCGAAGTTCAGTACATCAACCAGACGCAGGCCGCGCAGGGAGCCGGCCTGTTTGATATTCTCGTTGATGGTGATAGTAGTAATTTCCTGATCGCCGCGCTTAATCGGCTTACTGAGAATAATGGACATAACAGTTTCTCCGGGCGGCACACCGGCCGCCATAAAGGTGAGTAAGAAGGGTTATCAGCCGCCGAGGCCCAGCGCCGACATAATGCGATCCGGATAGAGATTCTGACCGTTCCGCTTGTAGATAAAGTTCAGCAGGTCGATTTCCAGCAATGGCTTATCGTCCACCGACAGCTTGTAGTAGGTGTTTTTGATGGCGTAGGTGTGGTTGGTATCATCACCCTGCTTGGCATCACCTGGATCGATTTCGGTGATACGCCCGCGCATCTCAACTTCCAGCAGTGAGCTGGTACCGCCGCTGTAAATCTCGCCGACAAAGCGCAGGCGCATTTCGTCGATATCACCGCCGTATTTCAGAATTAGCTCTTCGACCACACCGCCAACAACCATTGACGCATCGAGCGCCCCGGAATCCAGACCCAGATCGACAGCCACCGCACCCACCATACCGCCGCCCTGGTAATCTTCGGTCTTACGGGTCACTTTCGGTAGCGTCACGCTGGGGACTTTGCCGATATGGTTCACGCCGTCCACAAAGACGGTGAACAGCCGGAGTTTTTTCGGAATAGCCACTATTCACCTCCCAGCGATGCAAAAGCGGATTCGTAATACTGATCGGTGAATGTCTGAATCATCGTCAGATCTTCCAGCGGTGGCACCGGGCTGTAGTTGTAGCGAACGATAGCTTTACCCTGGCGAATGCCTGTTACCGGGTTATCAACGACGTCATACCAGCAGGCCGCACCAATCAGCTTACCTGCCGTGACCAGCGCCTGAAGCTTGGCGTTAATCCCGCTCACCACGTCTTTCACGTTCGCAGGGGTCAGCGGGGTATCCACGGTAGTGAACTGCGCTTCCGCGATGCTGTCTGCCAGAATCTGCGCGGTTCGCGTGTACACCTCGAAAATGAATTCTTCGGTGTCGGTGGTGCGGTTTCCCCAGAAGCGGAAGCCATCGCGCTTAATGAGCGTGGTGATCTCGTTGGCGTTCAGCTCGTTGGCGTCGGAATCTTCCGCTTGCAACGCCCAGAACACATCCTTCGAAATCCCCAGCACGTTTTTGACCGGCACGTTTGACAGTGATTTATGCCATCCCTGCTCGCTGTCGATTAGCGCCCGCAGACCCAGCGCATAAGCCACGGCAGGGAATTCTTCATTCACACCGGTCAGCGGGTTATAGGCGATGAAGTTCGGCCAGATCAGCATGCCTTCGCGTTCCGCAAACGTCTCGCGGTAGGTTTTCGCCTCCGCAATGGTGTCGCAGCCGTCGCAGTAGCTGTATGAGAACGCCCGCAACTGCTTCGCGATAACCCGCAACTGTGCGGTCACTTCGGCGGTATCGTACTCCGGAATGCCGAGAATGCGCGGACGATAGCCGGTTTTCTGCTCCGCCGTCAGAAAGGCAAACATACCCGTGTAACTGCCGTCCGCCTGCGTGCCGCCGATAATCAGCTGTGACTGCGTTGGCTTGCCTTCACCGGTCTCAGCTTCGGCAACGCGCACTACGATCACGCGGGTGCTGACCTGGTCGGAAATAGCTTTCAGCGATTTGTAGAGCGAGCCTGTTTTACCTGCTTTGCCGAGTACGCTGATAACTCGCGTCACAAGCACCGGGGTGTTAAGTGGGAAGGTGGCGGGGTCGGCGTCTTCAGCTACCGCGACCAGACCAATGACCGTTGAATCAATGTCATTGATCGCGGTCTGGAGGTCGGTATTTTCCTTGACGCGCGCCCCGTGAAAAAAGTTGTCGGTCATACTCTACCGCCATCATGTTGAGTGAGTTCGCGGTCATCTTCGCCGGGATAGCGGGCGCTGTCGTGCATTCAGGGTTGTGACCATTCCGCCACAACAAAAAGCCATCGCCAGTATCGCGCGCGCATGAAACCATCAGCGGCGGAGGTAGATTCATGGCACTGACGACAGACACTATCGACAAAGCAAAAGCGTTACTGGACGAAGGGGCGCAGCGATTCCAGGACTATCAGTCCGAACTGTCGCGCGTACCGGCCTTCAGTATACTGATGGGCGGCAAAGCACTGACGCAGCTGGATCCGCGCATTATTTCGCTGGAGCTGACCGACAACCGCGGATTTGAGGCCGACGAGCTGACCATCGCTATCGACGACAGCGACGGATTGATCGAGCTGCCGC